CAGACTGGCAGATAGCTACAGGGAGTTGTTTAATCAATGTTTATGATAGCGAAGGTAGGCTTTGCTACTACACTGACAAAGATGGCAATTTTATAGCAGTTGACGATATGATGATTTAATTATAACTTAAAGGAGGATAGTAATGTCAGTACATTATTCAATAGAAACAATTTCCAGTGATAAGGATAGTAATTTTACTGGGGCCTTAGTTCAGAATGCTATAGAGAATGAGTCTATTAGTTTTCCGTCTGACTATTCAACGGTAAAGGTTGACAAGCTGAGGATAAACAGTATAGCAATTCAGGCCGATTTCTCAAACACAACAACAGCGTTAGACCTTGAGGTTGTATTTTGGAATACAGATGGATATTCAAATACAGACTTAGATTTAGATGGACATATAACATCTGTTTTGTTTTCAAGTTCAGATGCAAGGCAGATTGCTGGTGCTGGCCAGTATTACTATGAGAGTGAAAACAGCTTTAAATCTCCAATATACTATGAAGATAAAGACCGTACAAGTGAATTACATGTTGGGTTGGTAAATAGAAGTTCAACTACTTTTCATGCAGATGATACAATTAAACTGTCCTTTGTGGTGGAGCCAATACTTTAATGACGCTAGAGCTTACAAATCAGCAAAAGAAAGAGGCAAATGATTTTGCGAATCTGTATGCCTATAAACACACAAAACATTCAGATGCTTTTTTTAATGCTGACTATGATATTATATTTGTAAATAAAGGGAACCAGGCAGGAGGCACGGCTGTTATTGCATATAACTATGTACTAAGAATACTTGGCTGGCATCCTGTACCAAGGAAGAATATGGTATATTTTAAGTGTAATACTGCCAAGATATACGAAGATAAATTAAAGGACAGCTTAAGTACAGATGGGATTGAAAGAGGGCATTACTTTTCCCCAAAGGAATATTTTAGCGGCCTGGAAGGCAAGCAGTGTCCTCATTGTAATGCGGATATACACAAGCATGAAAGGCTTCATAAGATATATAGGTTTGCGTCACAGAACCTTCCTGTTGAAAAGTCTAAGTCCAGTGAGGATAGTAATGAGAGGTCTAGTGAGACAAAGAACACACAGTATCCAGAGTTTACCAGGTGGTTACCTCCTTTCCTTTTAAAGAAGGATATTACGGCACGAAGGCAGGTACAGATAATAAGAGATCCTTATGGGGGAGATGATATAACGATTGAATATGTATCTTATAATCAATCTACGCAGTCGGTTGCTGGTCATAAACGAACAGCGTTGTGGCTTGATGAGTTAGCACCAGAACCGTTCTACGATGAACAGCCAGCACGTCTTTTGATAGAAGATGGTGATACGTGTATATCATATACACCGACAGAAGACAATGCTATTGGGTATTATTTTGATCGTATATATGAACGCGCTAAGGTTTATTATAAGAGTAAGGCTATAAGAGAATATTATTTACGTGAACATAAGTCTAAGTTTCCTGAAATAGAATTTACTAATAGCAAAGAATCTATAGCGGTTATTCAGATGGCAACTGATGATAACCCGTTATTAACAAAAGAAATTATAGATAAAAAGTATGCAGGCTTTGATGATAAACAGTTAGTTGATATGCGTAGATACGGTATATTTGCGGCTGTTACAGGTAAGATATATAAACAATTTGTTCCAAGAATACATATAAGAAAAGGGAGTGATGTGTTTCCAGATGGTATTCCCAAGACTGGCATATTCTTCAGGTCAGAAGACTGGCATCCTACAACAAAGCTTGCTATTATTTTTGTGTATCTATCCCCATATAATGAAGCGTTTATATATGCAGAGTTAAACCCTGATCCAGAAAGGGATAACACACTGGCTATATGCAAGATGATAGCTGATGTAAGTGGCCCAACCAGGAGATTTGGGATGAATCTTATAGATCCACTGGCCAGTATAAAACAGTCAAATACAACAAAAAGTGTAATAGATGACATGAATCATTATTTTAACCAGATGAAGAAGAATGAAGAGTGTACTGGTGGATGGTGGGAAAGTGCTAATACAAAATCTACTGCATCAAAGACAGACCATAACTTAAGGGGTAGGGATGAGATAAGGAGGCGGCTTGCAAATGCTGCTTTATGCGAGAAGCCGTTTAACAACAAGATACATCAGGATGGGCTAGAGAAAAGGCTTCCTACTTTATGGGTGTTAAATGATTGTCCCCTTACAGCAGATTCTCTAAAACAATGGAGACTTGAGAAGGGTAAGCCTACTGTTAAGTGGAGTCATTTTTGTACCGCTCTTGAGTTTTTAATGAAAGATATTAGGTTTTCTCCAAGAAAGCAACTCACAAAGAAGCCTAGGAACTACATACATAAGAGATATTATCAGACAAATAGATAAGGAAAAAATATATGGCACGATATAATAAAGAAGAAACCAAGGCCCTTGCCAATCTGATTATAGATGGTGAATATGTAGTTGGGCAGAGTAATAATAATATTCCAGATGCAGATTACCTGGACTATCTTGATATGTTTGACTGCGAGCGTACAGAAAAGAACTATGACTGGATGTCTGATATATATATGCCTGAGTTTTTATCACAGATGCTCACTCAATCCGCCATAGAAGCTGGGTTGTATTTCAAGACACATGATTTTGTAGAGGTGTATGTTGGCAGTGATGACGAAAGAAGTGCCCGCGCAGCAAAGATAAGTAAGGACTTAATAAACAAAACACTTAACAGGCGAGAATTATATTTCTACCAGAAATATATGAGAGCGGTTAATATGAAAAATATATGTGGCGTTACATATTTTAGATGTTGGTGGGAACAGGAAACAGTTACAGAGAAGACAGGAACACAAATGGTACCTGAGAGGATTGGTACAACTCCCGAAGGAGAGCCAATAGAGAAAATGAATGAACAAGATGTACATGAAGAGTTTGTGCTGAAAGACCATTTTAATTTTGATGTGGTTGATCCGAGAGATGTATTTACTGATACGTCATATACATATAGTTTACAGGAAAAGAAGTGGGTTATATTAAGGTTTAATGCAACTGTTGATGAACTAGAGGCTAATGCCGATACGATGGAATACTTTGACCTTGATAAATTAAAAGAGGTTAAGACTCCACCTAAAGACGGGGCTAAAGGAGATAAAACAACACATCATGGTTTGGATAATAAAACAGAATCATCTTCTACACCTCTAAAGAACTGGACTATACTCCAGAGGCTTGGAAAGCATTGGGTTATGGTAAAAGAAAGAGATGCTGATGGCAATGCGATAGAAGTAGAAGTTGGCATTGGTGAGGATGGTAAAAAGAAAAAAGGCGCAGAGTTACATGAAATGGTAATCACATTTGCGGTGAGTAATTATGACAGGGTTATGATAGGATTTAATCCTGCTCGCTCTATAGACTCTAAAGGTAATCCTTATAGGCCTATAACAAGAGCCCTTTGTTATATACATCCAGCAAAAGATGATGGTATGGGGGATGGTAAGTGCTTAAAAGAACTCCAGGTTGGTATTAATGATACCCTTAACATGGAAAACGACAGAACAAAGTTGCATACTATTCCTATTATGCAGGGTAATCAGTATGATATAACAGATAATGAATCATTAGAGTGGAAGCCTGGGGCGTTCTGGCAGACAGAAAGCGGCAATGTGCTACAGGAGGTACAGATAGGTGGCGACGTTAATGGTGCCTTAAACCAGATTGTTATGTATAAGAATGCTATGCAGCAAGCCTCTGGTATATCGGCAGAAACACAGAGTAAATTAGCAGCCCCTACTACCACAGCAACAGCAACAGCTAATCAGATGCAGCGTAGTGATACAAGGTCTAATTACAGGACCTTGACAATGGAGAACACGGGCCTTAGTGATTTATACTGGTTTATAACACAAATGGCAGCAAAGCATATGAAGAAGCAGACAGCTGCTGAGATGATTGGCGAAGAGAATATAGTATTTTTTAATCCTTATTTAGACTTTACATACAAGCCTTTATCTGCCTCTCTTAATGATGATGCATCAAGGCAGGCAAAGGTACAGAACTGGATCTCTATATTGGGCTATATAGCAAATGATCCTGAAAGAAGAGATGCTGTTGATTATATACTTGGAGAGGTTGCCTCTTTAATGGGTAAAGAGTATGAAGGGTTCCGTAATAAGTTCTTTGCTGATACACAGGCGCCTCCTCCTATGGAAAGTATGGGCGGCGGAGGACAGCAGCCACAAGGGGGCGGGGGTATGTCTCCCACTAATCAATCGGGCGTAGAGCAGACTATGCAAGAGGCTCAATTAGCGGAGGGAATGGGTGCCTAATAACGCATATAGCAAGGTGACGGTTAGTGACCAGATAGAAGCAACTACTATTAGGAATCTGGAGAAGACAACCGAATTTATGATAGCCCTTAATAGTGAAGTGGGCAGGGTGTTGTTTAACGATTTAGTGTTGCTGTTAGATCAAAAGTTTGAATTAATATATAAAGACGAGGCGGATGAGAGGGATAGGGCTATATTTACTGCGTGTAAGTATATAGGTAGTAGGTGGAATAAGTTAATAGAGGCACATGGTAAGAGTGTTGGTAAGCTGCAGAAGTTGCAAGACGAGAGAAATAGAAAAACAATAGGTTGATTTTTTTTAAAGGAGATGTAAAATGGACGAACTTAATGGACTTGACGAGACAGAGGTCAACGAACCAGTAACGGAATCTAGTGAAGAGGCTACAGATACAACTAGACTAGAAGAAGAAAACAAGAACCTCCGTGATGGCAATAGTAGACTTGGAAGGGAATTTAAAGCCTACAAAGAAGACAATGAGGACAGATATAATACCTTGTTGGATAAAATATCTGAGCTTAAAAGCCAGCCAGCTGCTGTTGA